TAATTATGGAAGTGGAACCTCACGGATATGACCGTCCATGAGTCTAGGAAGGAACTTATTAAAGTAAAACCACGCTACAATTTGACCAGTTAGCATTATATTCCGTCTTCTTGTTTTCAAGAAGAATAGGTCTAATGCTGGGGTACGTTTCATTTTCAGATCCTCCCACATTTGTTTATCAAATGGGCGATCTGACTGAATACGTTCATCTTTTAAATATATTTCAATAAAATTAGAATACAAATAACCTAGAATTAGTGGATGGCTACCCATTGATGGTTCACCATACTTATCTAAAAGTAGAGTTTCTGAAACCTCTACTCCGGCATCTTTGAAAGCATATACCAAGTCATTTATACTGTCTAAGGGTAACTTTAGATATGTAAGTGGGTTTGTATACCTTTTTGGAAGCGATTGGCTCTTAACCTCTCTAAGATTTGTTAGATGTTTTCGTAACTCCAGAAGAGTCAAAACTCTTGCAGATTGACACCAAGGGAATGAATTTTCACCATTCACTAAGTGTCTAAAGGCGGTAAGTATTTTTAGTAATTCTCGATTTTTTATACTAAACCAATCAAAAACAAACGGTTCAGCATGGAATTCAGGTATTCTCCAACGTTCCCATAACATCTCAATTAGTTGAGGGATGTTATAGGCTGAGTCTAAACAAGCACTCAGTAAAGAAAGAGGTATCGGTGAAATCTCTAATCCATTTATAAATAATCTTTTACAAAACTCTCCTACAGAAATATCTTCGGATATTATACTTTTAGTGTAGTTGATTTTTATGTCCATTAAGTCTAAGACTTTAATGTACATCTCTGCTACCGCTTTATTCCAGATAACAATATCGTCACCTAAAATTTGGTAATCTTTAAAATCAAATAATCTAAATAACTCTCGGTCTTTACCGGATAAAGTTTGAAAATAACAAAATTGTACAAGAAGATGATGACAAATAGAAAATGTTATCCATGATGAATAAGCACCAAGAGGTTGGCCTACTCTCCATCTCACCTTTTTCGGGGGGTTGTACTCTGTCTTATATTTATTCTTATGGATACGTTTGATATGATCTAGACGTTGAGTTTCCTCAGCGGATAGAAAGATATGAAAATCGCGATCCAATAATTTCTTCCATAAATTACCTATCTTCTCACCAAAAAATTGTGAGATTAATGTAACTTGAGGTTGAATGGGGAATCTGTCGGTTGCTGAAGATAAGTCAAAGGAGAATGTTTGTTTTCCTTTTGATTTTGTTTTCGCACGCTGGAAGCCCTTATTTTGGCTAAAAGTGGAATCCATTTCTAATTTTCTAACAAATAACATCATGGCATTATGTAGTAACTTGAAACCCTGTTGGGTCCAAAAGTCCACCAATGCTATGATACGAGTTTTACCTCCTTTTTCAGGTATAAAACTTATACGCCCAGATATGGGAGTGCGCTTACGTTTCTGAGTGGGTTCAAATCCACTCATATTCTTAAATGACTCAAGTAAGGGGTGTTTTTGAGCTTTATATAATTCAAGAACAAAATCATATAGACCTTCAGCCTTAAGGGCTAAAACATCGATATGAGAATTTAAAACAGCAGGCCCATTGGGTCCATTTACTAATGAATAAGATGCATCGTAATAACCTCCAAAAGAGGTTGTCACAATATCAAGACGCCTAGTAATATTTTTAATTATAAAATCACAAAATTCTTTAATTATTATGGAATTGTCCTTATTGTAAGGCATTGTAATAGAATCTAATCCACCATAATTGATGGGTAGAATAACTGTACTATGTACACGCAAGAGGGTCAAACATATTCTTTTACTCCACACATTACTGGATTTTAAATAAGGAACAAATGGTGAAAGGATACGAGGTATCCCTAACTTATTAGATTTTACAAAAGGTAAAGGGTCGAAGGGTAATCCCATCGAAATCTTTACAGCGATCATGTAGAATTCTTTGAATCTACTTGTAGCTTGGACATCACCCCACTTTTCACATAGGGTGATATAACGGTCTAGATATCTTGTATACTCACCGAGTATACCAGTATTTATACCGTAATTTACTTCAATAAACCTTACTAGAAATTCAATTATCTTACCAAATGGTGTCAATAATTTAAAATTAATAAGGGTTTTCATTATACTTTTATAAGACCACGAAGTGGCCTAAGGTATGAGAATAGCTCTCGGATACTAAAAAGGGTGGGAGTAATCCTGCCATAAACATAATGAAGGACATAGTCCAC